TATGTGTTGGAGTTGAAGATGTGGATTCATAAAGTTGAGGGGAGATAGTCACCATTTCACCTTATTTGCCCAGTAGGCCGCACTCATTTTGCCCTTGGAGATATTTTGGGCGTGACGCGCCTTGAACGATGCCCTTCTGGCCTTGTCTGCTGCTGACTCTCCTTTTTGTGCTGGTGAGCCAGATACACCCTGTTGGCCGAAACGGATGAGTTTTACCGTGTCGCCTTCTTTGGCGAGGACGACGTGGGACTTTTTGGGGTGGTTGGGGGTGCGTTTGGGCTTGTTGTAGCCCTCGAATTTTTCACCGCGGTACTCAATCATCGTCTTCCTCCTCGTCTTCGGGGTTTTCGATGGGTACCAGCACTTCGATGCCGAGGGCAAGCATCTTGATGAAGTTGCCCAAGGTGTCGGGGACTGAGGGGGTTTTGAAGACAAACGTGGCGTGCGTGATGCCTTCCTCGCCGTCAATTTCGATGTGGAGGCAGCTGCCGGTGATTGTCTGGATGGTCATCAGCGGCTGATTTCCTCCCAGTCCATGGATGCGTGCACATTAGACGTCGCCGCGCTGGCTGTAACAACAAGGCTTAGTTCGTAAGGGGTGGAGGTGAGGCCATTGCGTTCCAGCTGGAATTTGAATAGGGCTTCTTTAAGGATGTCTACGGATGCTGTGCTTTGGTTGGTGGAGCTGAAGTAGCCCTGGGCCAGGATGCGGCCGCCGGTTGTGGCGGTGCCGGTGAGGTTGTATTCGACGCTGGATTCGCTACCGGCGCTTGTCCAAGTGCCGCCGGTAGTGGTGGCGTTAGCCATTACGCGCCAGTTGTAGTTGGCGTTGGCGCTGGCGCCCAGGATGGATAGAGCGGTGAGAATGACGATTGCGTCTAGTGCAGCTGCTTTAAGACGTAAAGAAATAACCGGGTAGTAAGTGCCGGCGACGGTAAGGGCGTGAGGAGCGGTGATGGCGGTGCCGATGGCTTGTTGGAGGCCGCGGAGTTCGTAACCGCCCTCGGAAAGTACAGTCGAGCAGACCTGTTTGAGGGTGCTGGCGCTTGCTGTGGCGGCGGTGTTGGTTATTTCGTAGCGGAGGGGAAGTGAGGCGGTGGTGATATAAGTTGAAGTAATGATGTTGGCGTGGTGGAAGGAGTGGCAGTGGATAAATTTGCCGTTAATAACGAAACCCATGCGGACGGTGCCGAGGCCCAGCCATTCGATGTCCATCCAAAGAATTTGGGCTTTGGTTGGGTCGAGAGTGAGGTTGGAGGGACCGGTGCCGTTGAGGGGGTCGGTGTTCCAGTTGGATTGGGAGACGCGGGTTTCGACGAGGGAGCCGGTGGAGGAACTGCGTTCGACGAAGGAGAGGGTGTTGTCGGCAAGTTCCAGGTACATGCCGTTGGCGGCGCCGTAGTAGCCGACGCGCTGGCGGAGGCCGGTTTTGGCGGGGTTCAGCGTAAAAGTGGACATCACCAGCAGGGATTTGCCCGGCTGGTATGAGCAGCATTTGGTGGTTTCGCGGATGACCTCGGAGCCAGAGCTGGTGGTTACGGCGAGGTTGACGAGGCCGGCGTTAACGTCGAACGTGGACGTTCCACCGGTGGCGGTGGAGGTGGCCCAGAGGCCGTTGTCGTGGTACCGGTGACTGGAATCGAAAAGAGTAAGCGGGTTAGATGTGCGTAGACGTCCAAAAGCATCTCCGACACCAACGGGTAGAGCCGTGGTTACAAAGGGGTTGGTGTAGGAGGAGGTCTGGACGAATAAGGACATGGCCTATTTCTTGCCTTTTTTGGCGGTTTTGGCGGATGCTTTGAAGGCAGCGGCGGTTGGGGCACCTTTAGTGCCAGGCTTGCGCATTTTTTCACCGCTGCCGGCGGCGATGCGCTTGCGTTTGGCCGCAATGTTGGCGTACAAACCGGATTTTTTAGCCATTACTTTTTCTTAGGTGCTTTTTTCTTGGTGCTCTTGGCCGGCATCGGCTTAGCTTTACCTTTTTTGGGCATCTTCATGTCGCCGTAATGTCCAGGCATAACCAGTCGTCGTACTTACCACACACGATAGGAGGTCTTTCCCAGGTTCTCTGGCTTGGCAAGGTTGAAAGTTTGTAGGCAGAGGTAGCCCAAAGCGTCGAATGCGTGGTCTACACCAAGATTTTTGTTGGGTAGGCCGGTTCCAGGGGCATAAGTCAACGTGCGGAGGGATTTGATTAGTTCTTTGCACTTGGGGTGGATGAAGAGGCGGCGCGTTCCAGAGGCATCGAGGAGGGCGGTGTTGACGCAGGTGATTTTGTCGCGGATTTTCCAGGGATTTCGGGGGCTGGAGACCGTGAAGCCGGATTTGCGGAGGATGTTGTGGTCGGTGGCGCCAACGCCGCTGGTTTTGCGGGCGCCGCCGGTGGGATCCGGGCAGGCGATGATTCGGCGCTCCACGCCGTAGCGGGATTGGATTTCTTCGCAGAGGTCCCAGGTGGTGGCGCCGCCGGTCATGATGATTTCGTCGAAAACCCAGAGCACGTCGCCTTTTTTGACCGCACATACGGCGGACATGGGGTCCACGTTGAAGTCGACGCCCAGCAGCAAAGGCAGCACCGGCAGGTCTTGCACCACGCTGTCGATGTTTTCGTCGCTAAATGAGACGGCGACGAGACCGCTGAGATTTTCGAAGCTGGCCTCGAATTCTTGGCGGAAGGTGCGGGCGTCGAGTTGGGCGCGGGCGGCTTCGATTTCTTCCGGTGGGACGTTATCGCCATCGATCGTGGTGAATTGCCACCGGTGCCAGTCCGGGTCGTCCTGATCGCAATAGCACCAGAGGTCGTAAAACCAGCTGGCGGTGCCGTCGGGGGTGGAGATGAACAATGCCCAGCCTTGTTTGTCGGCGAGGGCGGGGCGGATGACCTCGAACCAGACGTCGCTGGACATGAACGCGGCTTCGTCGAGCACCACGCCAGCCAGACTGCGGCCTCGTAGGGCCATGGCGTTTTCAGTGCCCTTCAGTTCGATGGTGGAGCCGTTCACCAGCTCGATTTTCAAGTCGGTCTCGTTTTTGGATTTGATCCAGGCTTTGGGGACTAGTTTTTTTAGTACCTTCCAGGCGATGTCTTTCGCCATGCGGTAGGTGGGGGCGGCGTAGAAAAAGGTTTCGCCGGGGCGTTCGATTGCCCCACGCAAGAGTTCGATGCAGGAGAGGTAGCTCTTGCCGAAGCGACGGCCGGCTACCAAGACACGGAAGCGTTTACGGCTGGAAAACACTTGCCCCTGGGCGTAGCGGAGCGAGAGGGTTCCAGCCGTGTCGGTCACTTTTTCGGGTACGGGTACCTTCTAGGGTATTACAGGAATTGAACCCCTGCCCCCTAGCGGTGTTTGATCCAGCTGCAGTAATTGCCGGAGGTGTAGGTGCCTAGCGGGCAGGCGGCGCTGGTTTTGGGGATGGCGCGAGCTGGCTGGGGCATGACCGCATTTGGTTGGCAATAGCCGCCTTGGGAGTAGTAGCCGTAGGGGCAGGACGAGCCAACCTTCGTGATTGGGTAGGCGGTGGCGAGTACCAAGGCGAGGGAAAGCATGGGAATGTAGTACAGAAGAGCTTAGTTTAGCACAGTAGAAGGAAACTCAGTTATATCAGTAGGTTCCCTGGGACCCACTCCCACCCCGCCAGAACTCGAACCCTGCCCCCCGTCAAGGGGGAGGGCCGCTTCTGTCACAAGCTGTAACGCCGCCTCAGCGGCTGGCGTCCAGGTACAACACACCACCGCCGGCCAACACCAACAGCGCGGTGAGGGGGAGGAAGGTACAGCACGCAGCGCCAGCGAACAGAAGGCCGGCGGCAAGTTTGGGGTTGAGGGAGGGGTGGGCCATGGGTCGGCGTCCGTGGTTGTCTTGCACAGTATAGAGACAGAAGCAGCATGCGCCAGGGCAGTGGCTGCCGGTTCAACAGCTGTCTACTGTCTCAACCTAAGGCGCTGGATCTCAGCCTAAGACTCTGCGTTGCGCTTATCGTCGATCTCCACACGCAGCACGGGGGCCGCGGCGGCCTGGGCCTCTGGCGCAACCTCGCCCACCACTGCGCCAAGGTCGCGCATCAGCAGCTGAGCGCTGCCAATCTGGCCCTTGCGGATTGCGGCATCAATAGCGCGGAGGCGCATCCCCTGCAATCGTGACACTATCGACTCCCTGTCACGCTGCCAGTCTTCCTCATTCCAGCTTTTTACGGCGTCCCAGTCTCTCCAGGCCGTAGCTTCAGCTATAGACTCACGATCAGCGTGCTCTAGAACCAGCTGGCGAACCGTCAAACCGCTCAGCTGCCGCTTATAAAGTCGCTTCCGCCGCTCCTCAATCACCGCATCAGGATTGCGCTTCCCATACGGCCGCTGCGGTTTGGTTACATCTTGGCCGGTGGAATCCTCCACGGTTTGCATCACAAACGCTATGGGCCCATGCTAACCTCCGCCGCCCATAAAAAAGACCCGGCACAGTGGCCGGGCCGTTAATCGGTGGGCGCTGGCGTCACACCGCACGAAACACCAGCCAGTCACCGCCGCCGATACTGTGCAGCCGGTAACCGTCGCCGGTTTCAAGTTCACGCCAGGCCGCTTCCCAGTCCACACAAGTTAGGGGCCACTCCATCTGGTCGAGCTTAACGCCCAGATCCTCCGCCAGCTGCTGGGCATAATCGGCACCGGCCCGTTCCTCTGACCAGCCCTCAGCGCGGCCGCAGTAAGAATCCTCCACCGTCTCGGGGTCGATCCCGTCGGCGTCAAGCTCAGCGATCAGCTCAGCCCATCCGCCGGGGCTGTCATTACCGAAGCCGAAGTGCTCCAGGGCTTCTGCCCAGGTTTCGTCAAGCCAGAAGCCGAAACAGGCACCGTCGCCCTCTTGGCTTCCGAAGTTGAAACCAACGGGGGCCAGCTCCTGGAGAGCATCGGTCAGTTCTTCTAGGGTCTGGCTGGCTTCGGCGTCGTTCCAGTCGGATTCCCGGGAATCCTCCCCCACCAGCTTGGCGAGACTGGCGAGCGTGGCAGGGCTGAGCACTTCCGGTTTGTTTGCCGCCAGGGCCAGCACTTCAGCCACTGACCAGAACTTCGGCAGGAGATCTTCCGGGCGCAATGTGTCACAGCTGGCAATCCAGGGGAAGTGCGCCAGGGCTTCGGAGTTGTAGCGAGTCATGGGGTGAGCCTTAGGGTAGGGCTTTCGTGTTCAACATTAGCACGGATTGGCCGCTAAGCCAGGGCAGGCGCCAGCGGATCCCGGGAACCGTCCGGCCACGGGTAAGGTTCGCGGCGCCACTCCTGATCCGGCGGCAGTAAGGGTAGGCCCGTCAGCTGCGCCAGCCATTCAACCGTTAGGTGTTCGCCTGCTTCCCTGAAGTTAAAGGTGGGGCCGTCGCTCTCATGGATGCAGCACCAGCTGAGCCGGTTGGCGATGCCGTGCCAGGCTTCTCCCAGCTGATCATCCGAGAGCGCGTCGATCAAGTCAGCTTCCCAGTCAATCGGCGCATCGTCTGGCGCGTAGGGCTCCAGGGCTTTAGTTAATAGGTCGCGCCATTCAGCCATGGCCCAACGCTCCCAGGCTTCTCCCTCCTCCTCGGATTCCAGTTCGCATAGGTCGGATTCATCAGCCACCGGATAATCGGCAAGCGACGCGGCCCAGCGGTCGGCACACTCCAGGGCTGCGGTGTCGCTCTCGTGAATCAGCCATACTTCATACCAGCCGCAAGCCCAGTGCCCGAAGCTATGGGCGCCGCTCTCCTCGTGCTGCACCAGCTTCTCAAGTTCGGCACCGATCACGCGCCAGTTCGAGAGGGTAACGCTGTCGGCGGTATCGCGGTTGGTGCTGATGGGCGCCAGCCAGAAGGCTGATAGGTCGGCGCCGGCATAGTTACTGCTGCCACCGGTGGCGGGATCCGCCGGGCTCCAGCGCTCCAGGTGTTCGGGGGTGTAGGTCGGTTGCATGGCAGGGCTTGCCGAAGTGCCCCCGTACTGTATCACACCTGCCAGCCTTGGCAAACCGCCGGGCTGCTGATACTGTATTAAGCGAAGCCCTCAACCAAACCTAGGAGGCTCCCCAATGAACCGACCCCTCGGCCCGCTCCAGCGGAACATGCTGGCCTTCTGTCAGCGCCACCCCGGACGTCATACGATCCACCCGGACAGCAAGACAATCAGGATCGCCCGCTCGCTTGAGGCCCGTGGCCTGCTGCATGTGACCGATTGCGGCATGTGCAGCGCCAGCGGCTGCCCCGTGCTGATGGTCTCGCTTGCGAACGGCGACCGGAGGGAGCCGTGAGCGGCGGAGACTGGAACACTACGCGCGAGCGTAAACAGCTGGCCCTAGATGCCCGAGAGCTTGAGCGCGAACAGCTGCGCCTAGAGAAACGCCAGCTCCGGGATCTGCGGTGGGCGGTTGAACGCTCCAGCCTGGCGGCTTCGGATTGGGCCGATCTACTGGCCCTGCAGGCCGCCCACGGCAAGGAAGGCCCGCTCCAGCTGTGGCGGGAACTGGTGCCCTACTGGAGGGCCTGTCAGCGCTGCAACGGCGGCGCTGACATTCCCCCAGATCTTTTTCCACAGGCTACGGGTATTTTTTCGCGCACCGTTCCCACTAACGCCTCAGCTGTTGCGGGGAGCGCAGCGACCCGCGCTCCAGCCAACCGGACCCGCTCCAGCAAGGGGGCAGCCCGCAAGGTTCGATCCGATGCCGGTATCAGCAAGCCCCGCAAGGTGCGAGCCCCGCAGGGGTGAGCACGTCCCAGCCCCTGCCATGCGGTGGGGGCTTCTTACCGTCTCGCAGTGAGACTCACGAGACACACCCTGAGACACCCCAGTAGCAAGCCACACGCCAGGGGCAGGGTCACTCTGCCCCGGGGCAGGGTGGTACCAGCAGCACCCCCTCAGCAATGAGACTCATGAGACACGCGGTAAGACACCATGAATGGCTTTTCAGTCCCAGTCATGAATGGCTTTTCGTGCAGCATGAATGGCTTTTAGTCGAGGCCGTTAGGCCGAGACATGAATGGGATTCTGGAGAGCTGCGAAATACTGTTTCACCCGAGCCATGAATGACTTTTCAGCCTGTTCCAGCTCGGCTTGGGTCATGTAGTGAATGTTTGGATTGCCACAGCGGCGGGCTAGCACGATGGCTGCTCCAGTGGGTTGGAGGCCGGTGAGATGCTTCAGTCCCAGTGAATAGGCGCCGCACTGGTCGATGTATGAATGGCCGAGTGGAAGGCGCTCCAGGCCATCCTCGTCCTTTTTGGTTTTGCGGCCCACGCTGGTCTTCCAGTCCGCTAGTACCAGCTCGTTATTCTTCATGCCGATGAGGGCGTCGCAGGTTCCAGCAAAGCCGGCGGGGTGGTGGATGCTGAATTCGCTGGCGAAAATTTCGGTGACGTTCTCGGCGATCCAGTCGGAGAGACTGCGGGCGTAGCCGGAGGCGCTCCAGCCAACGCGGGGGACATTGGGGCGGACCCTTTTCAGGGCCCACTGCGTGATTGGCGAGGGAATCCGGGCTAGTCCCTGATCGTCCCAGCGGATGGCGTTGCGCTTGTTTGCAGTGGAGCGTGCCAGCTGCATCGAAGTCTTAAGCAAATATTCAGCCTGACTGTGGGCCATGTTGCCTCGGGTGGCGGCAACATTGCGCTGGCAGCTTGCCTCGACTGGTCCCAGGCGGGCTTCCCAACGCTCCAGCCCGGTCTTGTCGCTCGTCTCCTTCAGGATGTGTGTAACACTATGATATACATTACCTTTGATGTCCCGGTAGACCCGGAAGGGGCCTGAATTATCTTGCTCCAGTCGCCATTTACGCAGTCCTGCCAGCGTGTCTTGGGTGTTGGAGGCCATGAAGTTATTCTTTCCCAATTTGATAATACCAGTAAAAAGCCCCCTGGGTTAGAGGGGGCTAAAGAATGCGCTTAAATCTTTAACTGGTAGTCGCCGCACCCGTCTTCTGTAGTAACTAAAGGCCAGTCTGTAATAAATACATCTGGATCTTCGTTACTACGTTTAAGTGCCGCACGAGGCGCGTAGCGTCTGCACTCTCCGACGCTTATATCATCATCTGTAAGCAAGAAAAACCTGCATACACCGCACAAGTGTTCCACTTCAGGCAGCCTTGAAGGGGTTGCCTCCGGTCAGCAGGCGGCTGATGTCGAAGCCTTCGGCCTTGGCTTCGAGCCAGGCGGCGTCGACGTGCTCTTGGCTGCCCTTTTTGCGGGGGACTGGGCGGACGGTGTACTCGGTGAGCAGGCCGCTGCCCTTCTTGCTGATCGTGAAGTCCCACTCCAGCAGGTTCTCGTAGTCCTCCATCTGGGAGATCTGGTCGATTTCCTTGAGGATGGACTTCTGGGTGATCTGCAGGACTTGGACTTTGCCGGACTCGTAGTTGTAGACCGGGCAGGCGATGGCGAACTTCACGTCCGCGGTGCCGGGGCCGCCGCGGCCTTCGCGGGGCTCGAACTCGCCCATCTCAGTCGTTACGTCCTC